CGTCTAGTGGTTATGTTGCTTGTCATTTAGGTGCAAAAGAGGTCTTTCTAATAGGTCACGATTTACAATCAACTAAACCAACGGTCAATAATATCTACAAAGGCACAAAACATTATGTTGCTAAAGAGAATGGTCCTACACCACACGATAATTGGGTAAATCAATGGCAATCACTATTCAATAGATTTCCACAGACCATATTTTACAAAGTAAATAGAAATTTGAGACTAAAAGACAACGTAAACAATATGGTTGCAGAGTGGGACGGCCAACATAATTTATACTATGTTGACTATTCCAGCATTGACAATCTTGAACAAATTTGATATATTGGCTAGAATGATTAATTATATTACATATCTTATAAACAAACTAACGCAATTTAGAGAGTATCTTATACAGAGGTCTATACCTAGAGGGCAAACAGCACAACAATGGGCTGCTGGTTATAAGAAGTGGAAACGTGAACAGAGGAAGAAATAATGAATGAAGGATTTAAGATACCATCAGTTACCTTTAGAGTAAGAACAGGTGACGAAGTTGAAACAGATGGTGGTTGTGCTATTGGTGGTCAATGGTTGAATGAGACAACAGACAATTACTTTAAAAATAAAAGAGTAGTTTTGTTTAGTTTACCAGGTGCATTTACACCAACTTGTTCATCACAACAATTACCAGGTTTTGAAGAGAACTATGACACAATTAAAAAATTTGCAGTAGATGAAGTTTATTGTATATCAGTAAATGATTCTTTTGTAATGAACGCTTGGGCAGACCATATGGGTATTGAAAAGGTTAAGATGATACCAGATGGCTCAGGCAACTTCACTAGATTTATGGGAATGCTAATTGGTAAAAACCATTTAGGTTTCGGTAATAGAAGTTGGAGATATATGGCAGTAATAGATAATGGAGTTGTTGAGAAATGGTGGCAAGAACCAGGTATTAACAATGAGGGTACAGATGATGACCCATATATAGAATCTACACCAGAGAATATGTTAGAATATTTGAGGTCTAGTGAGTAAATCTATTATAAATAATAATGAGGCCGATAATATAGGTCACACAAATACAACGAACATATTTAATACAAAGGAGATATAATATGGACTTTGAAAGTTTAAAATCAAGTGCTTCTAATTTTGATAAAATAACAAAAGCGTTAGAAGCTAATTCAGAAAAACCAGAGACTTCTGGAAATTCAAAAAACAAATACCAAGACGAAAGAATCTGGAAACCAGAACTAGATAAAACTGGTAATGGCTATGCAGTAATCAGATTTTTGCCGGCAACTTCAGGTGAAGAAATGCCTTGGCAAAGAGTTTGGTCACACGCTTTCCAAGATAAAGGCGGTTGGTATATTGAAAACTCATTAACAACTCTTAATCAAAAGGATCCTGTTAGTGAAGAAAATACAAGACTTTGGAATACAGGTGTTGATAGTGATAAAGAAATTGCTCGTAAGAGAAAAAGAAAATTATCATACTACTCAAACATCTTTGTAGTTTCAGACCCTAAACATCCAGAGAATGAGGGTAAAGTATTCATCTTTAAATTCGGTAAGAAAATCTTTGATAAGATTACTGAAGCAATGCAACCAGCATTTGATGATGAAACACCAATCAATCCATTTGATTTTTGGAAAGGTGCAAACTTTAAACTAAAAATTAGAAAAGTTGATGGCTATTGGAACTATGATAAGTCAGAATTTGAGGGCGTATCAAATATTAAAGAGTCAGATGATGACATCAAAAATATTTGGTCTAAACAATACCCTCTAAACCCTTTTGTTGACCCTAGTAATTTTAAGACCTATGACGAACTCAAAGAGAAACTGAATAGGGTAATTATGGGACAACGAAATACAGAGACCGTGGAGAATGTTGACCTCCCACCACAATCTACCACAACCTCTGTACCTAGTGGAAGTGATGTGAAATCTGAGCCGGCTAGTGATGAGGACGATACAATGTCCTACTTTAGTAAATTAGCAGACGAAGATTAATCTTTCTCTCTCAAAAATCACAACTACAACCTCTAGCGAGAAATCGCTAGGGGTTTTCTTATAAATAGTGGTATGGTAAATATATTTAATCCACTAGTTGACTTACAGGACAAAGCATTAAAGTCAGCGTCTTGGTATCGTAATGCAGCTTCACTTATTGCAGATAGAGCTACGTCTGCTAAATTAATGAGAGACGGCAAATTATTAGGACAACCAAGTGCTGGTAGAATGTCTATGTTTGTATATGACCCAAAAACAAAGGCAAAACTGCCTTTCTATGATACATTTCCACTAGTGTTACCGATAGATACATTTAGAGGTGGTTTTATAGGTTTAAACTTTCACTATCTACCTTACGGTTTACGATTTAAATTATTAGAACGATTACAGCAATTCAGTACGAACTCTAAATTTGACCAATCAACTAGGTTACAGGTTACGTATGACGCAGTAAAGAATATAGGTTTAATTAAGCCGGCTATTAAGAAATACCTTTTTAGATATGTAAGAAGTAATTTTTTAAGAGTTGATGTTGATGAAATGGCGATTGCAATATACTTACCAGTAGCAAGATTTCAAAAAGCAAGTATTGGAAAAGTATTTGCAGACAGCAGAAGGAAAATATAATGAAAAATTATTTAATTTTAATCGCAATGTTATTTGCGCTTTCATTAATGACTGCTTGTTCTATACCAAAAGAGCCAAGATTGGCATTTGGTAAAAAGTGTGTAGAGAAAAACGAGAATGTAGTATATTCATATGTTTGGCTGTACAACAAGAACAATGGTTTAGAAGCAAATAAAGAGAATTGCAAATTAATAGAAGAGAAGTAATATGGCAATCTTACGAGGCGGGAGAAGAATCGGTAATTACGATATAAGAATAGGTTTACCTAGAGATAGGTCCCTTGATAACGTAAATGCTGATGAAAGATTAAGACGAAATGAGGGCGAAGGCCTATCAAGACCAAATAGATATTTGGTTATTATCAACCCGCCTGCTAGAAAAGATTTAACACACGAAGAATTATTAGCTAGTGAACACGGTGGTGGTTCTGCTGGTGGACCGAATGATTTAGAATCAATACAGATGACTAGAAATGTAGCAATGATGTGTAGTAAGGTTACTATGCCGTCAAGAGATATTAACACAGCAACTGCTATGACATACGGACCAAAAAGAGAAATGCCTTATGCATATAGTTTTCCAGGTACGGTAGAATGTACATTTTATGGTGATAAGTTTTTAAGACAAAGAATGTTTTTTGAAAACTGGCAGAAAAAAATATTTGATATGGTCACACACAATATAAATTACTATGATACATATATCGGTAGTATGGACATTTTACAATTAGGACAATTTGAAGCTTCTAACGATAAAGACAGAGTGACTTATGGTGTGAGACTACACGAAGTTTATCCACAAACTATATCATCAATTGATTATAGTTATGGCGATAATGATAAAGTTATAGAATTACCTATTACACTAAACTTTAGAAGATGGACTAATTTAACATTAGACCAAATTGGCGCTGGTACAATTGGTGCTTATTTTATCCAAACTTCCTCCTGAATTAAGAAGAGCAGGAAGAGACTTATTAAATACTACAAGAAGAAACTTACCGATTGGTAAGGTAACAGGTGGAAGAGTATTTCCACCATTTTTATAATTAACAAGGAGATAATATTATGGCATTGCCTATATTAGAAACAGCGACATTTGAGTTGACATTACCATCAAGTGATGTACAAGTTAAGTTTAGACCATTCCAGGTAAAAGAGGAAAAGGTTTTGCTTCAGGCTTTAGAGTCGCAAAAGCAGAAACAAATTGTTCAAGCATTAAAAGATATTATTAGTGTTTGTACATTTGGTCAATTAAATGTTGATGAGTTAGCTACATTTGATTTAGAATATGTATTTTTACAGATTAGGTCTAAATCAGTTGGAGAGATTGCAAATTTAAAAGTTTTGTGTCCAGACGACAAATCAACTTATGCTAACGTTAGCATTGATATTTCGGAAGTGGAAGTACACGTTGACGACCAACATACAAATAAAATTATGGTAGACGAAGCAAAGAACATTAGTATTATTATGAAATACCCAACTATTGCTTCTATTGACCCGACAAAAGATTATTCAAAAGGTGCTGATACAAAAGTATTGTTTGAAATGATTGGTAAGGGTATATACCAAATTTCTGAAGGTGAAAAGGTGCATATGGCAACTGATTACACCAAAGAGGAACTAGATAAATTCATAGAGAGTATACCTAGTGGTGCATTTAAACAAATACAAAAGTTTTATGAGACTATGCCTAAATTAAGACACGAATTAGAGGTAGAGAATCCTAAAACAAAGGTGAAAAGTAAAATAACGTTGCAAGGACTGACCGATTTTTTCGGATAGCCCTCTCACACGACACACTTGAAAACCATTTTCAAGTTAATTTTGCTTTAATGCAACATCATAAATATTCTTTAACAGAATTAAATAATATGGTGCCTTGGGAGAGGGAAATATACATTGGTCTCTTAATGCAACACATTAAAGAGGAAAATGAAAAGAGGAAGAAACAAAAATGATAGAAGAAGCTAAAAAATCTGTTGTTGACAAAATCAAATGGTTATGGTGGTTTTTAAAAGAAGAACTACCACAATTTTTATCAAACTGTAGAACCGTACCGAGACTTATGATGGTACTATATGGTCTAGTATTCTATGAAACTATGACTTGGTTTATGGCATTAGAAGCCCCAAATAACGCACAGGCTGGTTTTGTATCAGTAGTTGTTGGTGCTGGCGCTGCCTGGTTTGGTTTATATGTTAACGGCAAATCAAGTAAGATACAAAAATAATGCGTAAGTGTAGAGATTGTAACCATAATTGTCATTGTGTTGAAGCAGAACACGTTGATGAGTATTGTGGTCTATGCGAATGTAAAAAATGTAGATGTAAAGAAACAGAGTAATGGATAAAGATACAAACGAAGCAATACAAAGCACAGCTCTAGCAGTTGTAGAATCACAACAGAAAGTTATTGGTGGTGCTCTAGTCGGTGGTGGTGCAGCTATACTATCTGAAAAGACAGATAGCCAAACTGGTATATTAGAACAATTAAGAGACTTGACTATTAAATCAGTTAGAGGAATAAAAGATGTTGCTACTAGACTAGGTGAATTGTTATCGTTTGAAAAAGATGAAGCACGTAAATTAAGAGAACAAAGTACAGAGCTTGCAAAAGAAGAAAAAGATTTACCTACTGACTCTGCTGGTATAGAAGTACCTGGTGGTGAGGGCGAAGAAAAAGGTGAAGGCGCAGGTGGTAAACTAGCAGCTCTATCAGCATTTATGATGGGGTTACCAGGTGTTGCAAAATTAAGAAAATTGTTTGCTCCGATTATGGCGTTCTTTGGTAAGAGTGGTGCATTGTTTAAAATATTTGGTAGATTTGGTCCTCTTGCAGGTTTAACACTAGCAGTTGGTTTTATTATTAGATATATGGATGATATTGTAAAAGCATTAGCACCTGTATTAGATGGATTAAAAGATTTAGGCGTTGCAATGAAACCTCTTTTTGACGCAATTATGGTCGTTGTTGATGTTCTTGCCAAGACAGCAATAGTAGGTATTGGTCAATCATTAACAATTTTGATTGCTGGTATTGAAGCTTCATTTAAAATGTTTATGGCAAGTTTAGAATTTGTAAATGAAGTTTTGATGAGTATAATAACATTAGACTTTGATAGATTAAAAGACGCATTTTCAAATCTATGGGGAAGTTTTTATGAAATAGGTGAAAAGTTTTTAGCAACGGTAATAGGTGCAGTTATGAACACAATACAAAGTGTAGGTGAAATATTTGGTGTTGAAGATTTATTAGGGTCTATTGGTGAAGTATGGGCAAATGTTAAAGCAAAGTTTTTTGCTGGCGTTGACGCAGTTTTTGGTTTTTTTGGTGCGATAGGAGATACACTTGATAATATAGATGTTGCTGTTAGGGAATATTTAACTGGTATACGGACTAATATTGAGAATGCTGTTAAAAACTTTTTCAGACCAATAGGAGAATTCTTTACAATGGTAGGAAATAAAATTAAAGAGGCAATAAATGGTATTATTCAAGCATTACCATTACCTCAATTTGTAAAAGATAAAATGAAGTTTGAAACTTCAGAGCCAGCACCATCAGTATTAGATACAGCAAATACAGGTGACGCCAACATTGCTGAAAAGATTGCAAAAGATGAAGCAAATGGTATGGAAACAATTGCTGGTAAATATAAATTTAAAGATGGTGTATTACAACAGAATGATAAAAATTTTGAAACAATAGGTCCTGGTTTTGCTAAATCAGTTGCTGAAGAAATAGGTGACGCAGTAAAAGTGGCATATGACGAAAATAATAAAAAATATGTAGTTGTAAAACAAGATATACCATTAGGCGAAAGTACATTTAAAACTATTGGTGAAAGTCCTGATGGTGGCGTTGATTTCTCTGGCACAGAAATAGGAAAATCGGATCCTAAATTTGGTATGAAGAATGTTGGTCCTTTACCTAAAGATACAGCACCTGTAATTAATAATAATGTTATTGATAACGGCACAAAAACACAAACAACCGTGGCGTCAACATCAACACACGCAGGTAGTTTAGATGTAGGTATAGATAGTTACCACGATAGACACGCCTATGCCAATGCAATGGCTTAATACTTACCTAAATCTTTTTCTGTAATTAGTTTGAATGTAAGACCATTATCATCACAATAAGCTTTGGCTGCTGACCATTTTGCCTTGTTCTTAATATACTCTAAACTCTCACGCATATAAGATTTTGTTTTCTTCTTTGGCATTTTAGGTTTATCGCATTGACGATAAGGTTTAATCTCTATCATATACTTTTGATTTTTGGTTGTCTTTACAACAAAGTCTGGAAAGTATCGGTGAAATTTACTAGTGATAGGGTTATAGTATCTGATTGGCAATTCTTCACTTGCCCAAAATGTAATATCTTCATTAAGGTCACAATAACGCATAAAACGTCTTTCTAATAGTGACCGATACACTATCTTTTTGGCGTCTCCTACGTATTTCTTCGGATTGGTTGGTCTGTATAAACCTTTATAACTCTTTGCCATAATATACCTCTAATCTATATAAATATTGATAAAGGTATTTATAAATGGCATTTACAAAGTTAAAAAATCACATATCAAACCTGGCGACACCGTTTGCTGCTAATGCAATAAACAATTTTATGTCTGGTGGTTCTGCTCAATCGGCTGGTAAAGTTGCAGCTAAATTAAAAGACAAGTCACCATTTAATATAGATAGTGCGCCTAGTCAAAAATTAATTGAGAATCCACTATCATTTAGTCCTGTACAATATCCACTAGACCTTGGTTCTAATGAACTTGGTCACTATATCATATTTGAATCAGGTTTTATAGGATATAGTCCACAACAAGGTGGTATGTTTAATTCAGGTAAGAAAAAAGGTAAAAAGGTTACGTCTAAAGTACCTAATAAATCTATTATGAATTCTGCCATTGCATTGTATATGCCTAGCTCAATCAAGGCAAGTTATTCGCAAGATTATGGTGCTGAAGAAACAGGTATATCAGGTGATATTGAGGGTGCATTAATGAGAAACGCAAGTGGTGGTGAGAGTGCAGACCAGATTAAGGCATTTTTAAGTGCAGGTACAAATACAGCAATTAAAAAAGGTAAACAATTATTAGGTGAGGCAGTACAATTAGTTGGTCTTGGTGACCCAATTAAATTTATGATGAAAAGAGCAGGTACAGCAATCAATCCTAGAAACGAATTATTTTATGAGGGTCCTGGTATGAGAGACTTTACATATACGTTTGACTTTTGGCCAAGAAATATGAAAGAGGCAGACGCAGTAAGAGACATCATAACAATATTTAAATACAATTCAGCACCAGGTTTTAAAGACAATGCAGGTGCATTATTTGAAATACCAAACTATTTTAAAATTAGTTATATGTACAAAGGCGAAGTAAATGATAAACTAAATTTAATATCTGCTTGTTATTGTACAGGTGTTGAAGTTAACTATACGCCAGATGGTCAACCTAGTTTCTTTCCTGATGGTCAACCAGTACACACAAACTTGACCGTATCATTTAAGGAAGACAGAGTATTAACTAAAGAAGATATAGAAGAGGGAGCATAATGAATTACTTTGACCTATTCCCTACTATTCAATACAATTTATCAGGTGTAGTTGGTGATGGTAGTACAGATTATTTTTGGGTTGTGTGTTTGTTAAACAATGTACAAAATAGATTTTATGATTGGCCGTTAGATGAGTATAACTTTCAACAATTTGTTGCCGATAAGTATGACAATGTAGAAGGCATACATCATTATGAGAAAACACAATCAAGTGGTTCACAAAAGGGTCAAGGTCCTAGTGATTACTCACATAAGATAGAAGTAAACTCTGACACAGCAGGTGCAGAGGCAGTATCAAATATAGAATACGAAAGAAGAGAACAAGACAAAAAGAGACAAATTAAACTTTTAAATCCTGGCTATTTAAATAATTTTATAGAAGAATTTAAAAACTTGATAAAGGCATAGATAATGGTTCGTACAATTACAGGCGATAAACTTGACAAAGTTGGTCAATATTCATTAACAGATTTAGAATTGATTTCATATCAGTTTGAAAAAGAAGAATCACTCCCTAGAATAATAGACATCAAAGGTATAATGTATAACTTTGAACTTGCTGAAGACATTATGACCAACAATGTAGTTGGCTCAGTTATTGTATATGATAGACAAGATATTAGGTCATTATTACCAATCACAGGATTAGAAAGAATAGCATTTAAGTTTAATACGCCAGGCACACCAGGTTATGACTATACAGAGAGGTCAGGTGTACCGTGTCAAGTGTATAAGGTTGACAAAGTAAGAAGAGACCCTAATGTAGATGGTGCTCAATTCTATCAAATATTCTTTTGTTCTCCTGAAATGTATCGTAATTCAATTACCAAAATTAGTAAGGCATATGCAGGTCCCATAGAGGAAGGCGTTAAAGATATAGTACGTAATTACCTTAAATCAGAAAAACCATTTTACTTTGAGCCGACTGCTACTAATGCCAAGATTGTAATACCAAATTTAAATCCATATCAAGCAATAAGATTAATGGCCAAGAGTGCGATACCTAGAAACTATCCTCAAAATGCAGGTTATGTTTTTTATGAAACAAGTGAGGGTTATCATTTTAGAAGTATTGCAAGTATGATGGCGATTGGAAGTATAGGAGCACAAATCACACCAAAGTGGAAGTTTGCGTCATTGATTTCTAGTATTACTGAAAACAGAAAACAACCAGAGATTAAAGACATAGAAAGAAGAATGTCAAGTGTAATTAAATATGAGTATGATAAACCAGTTGATATGCTAGACAATATCTTTAATGGTATGTACGCCAACAAATTGGTGAGCCACGATGCCTTTAACAAGACAATTACCACTACAACGTATGATATGATTGAAAAGGGTAAAAAACAACCACATACAGAAATGAGAGCAGAGGCAGGTCTATTATATCCTGAAGGCGTTGAATACGCAGATACCAGAAAACCATTAAACCAACACTTTGATAGTAAGTTGATGGTTAAGAGTGCCACATCCAAGATACACAATCAATGTTAGTATATGGTAATACATTAATAACAGCAGGTGATATTGTAACCTTTACGTGTCCGGCAATGGTGCCAATGGGTGCAGGTGAACGTGTAATTAATAATGAATATATGAGTGGTCGTTATGTCATTATGGCGTTAAAACACATAGTCAATATAGAGGCACAGACACACGAAATGGTCTTAAAGTGCTTCAAGGATAGCGTTAGGACAGCGTATCCGACAGAGGAGGACGCATTATCCAACGTGGGTAAGGGCGATACTTCTAATTATAATCTATACGATAAACAATACGAAGAGTTTTACGGAGATGTTTCAGGTGACTTCTAAACCATTCAGAGAATCCGAGAGTCCGACGCCTAAAAGGTACTTTGATAAAGAATGGCCAAAAGAAGAACATATAACGGCCATATCTATGAAACAGAGTATTGCTAATAAAGAAGAGAGAAGAGAAAAGACATTATCAGAGGTACTAATGGAAGGTTTTAAAGAAGAACAAGAACAAAGAAGACTTGAAGAAGAGACCGACATTGACCGAGAGGAAAACACTATATATAACACAAATAACGTGAAAGGCAAGTAGAATAGTATGTTAGATAAACTATATACAATTATCAGAGAGTACCAACAGGATATGTCCTCAGCGGCCGACAACAAAGAGACATATGACAAGTATCAGAGGTTCTTTAAGTCGCCTCCATACGAAAAGACAAGTATTA